ACCTGATGGACTACTGGACTACTGCCGTCAAGCAACTCCATGTAGTGACCATGCAGAACTCTGTCGTTGATGGTTTGTTAAAAGGCAAGGTTGACAAGAGGTTGTCCCGACTAGGCATTGATGACGGCAACGCTAGTGCTATTGCTGAACAGTTAAAGAAGTACGCAGAGAAGGTTGATGGCGTGTGGCTGTCTAACGCTAAGAACTGGGACAACCCAGAGCTTGAGCAGATTTGGGGCGCTGCCCTAAGGAAAGAATCTGATCGGGTAATTGTGGTTCCGGGGCAAGAGAAGCCTTTGTTTATGTCTACCCCAATGGGCAAAACAATTCTCCAGTTCCGGTCGTTCATGTTTGCATCAACGCAGCGGATGACGATTGCCGCGCTGCAAGGACAAGACCACAACGCTTTGGGTGGTGTCTTGATGCTCACCACGCTAGGAATGATGTCCTACGCATTCAAGCAAAAGGATGCGGGCAGGGAGATAACAGACGATCCAATCGCGTTAGTTATTGAAGGAATAGATAGGTCAGGCGCATTAGGCGGTATAATGGAAATCAACAATACAATGGAGAAGATTTCTTCCAATAACTTTGGGTTAAGACCTCTCCTTGGTGCTGATTTGCCCGCAGCCAGATTTGCCTCAAGAAGCATAGCGGATGGCCTTATGGGGCCAACATTTGGGTCAGGAATCGACCTTGTTGCTAGAGTGGCAAACGCTGGGTTAGGTGAGGATGATTGGACGGAATCAGACACAAGAGCGTTGCGGCGGCTCTTGCCGGGACAGAACTTAACATTTATCCGCAACGGACTTGATAAAGTCGAAAAAGAAATAGGTGACCTATGACGGTAACGAATACGACTGCTCGTAACCAATACACTGCTACAGCAGGGCAGACTGTCTTTGCGTACACGTTTGAGGTGTATGACAAGGATGACCTCGTTGTACTAAAGAACAGCACGACTCTATCAGAGGGTTCTAACTACACCGTGTCGGGTGTGGGGAATGACAACGGTGGAAATATCACGCTTGCTGTTGGCGCTACTGCCGGTGACGTTATCACCATCTATAGAGACATGGCGCTAAACCGTACCACCGACTACCAGAATAGCGGTGACTTTCTAGCTTCGGAGGTTAACGAAGACTTCGACCGATTGTGGTTGGCTATCCAGCAGAACGCTACAAGCGATTCTCGCTCTGTTAAAAAGCCGGTCACTGATCTGAGTTCAATCAACATGGAGCTACCAGTAGCATCTGGGCGCTCTCACAGGCTTCTAGGCTTTGACTCTACGGGTGCTGTTGAGGCTGTTGATTACCTGAAGGCTCAAGAAGTAACGATCCTGACTGAAGACACGTTCACGGGTGACGGCACTACAACAGCGTTTACCCTAAGCACTGCGCCGGTAACAGGTAGGTTGTTGCAGATAACCATTGACGGAATCATGCAGGCCATTAGTTCCTACACGCTGTCTGGTCTAGTGGTTACATTCTCTGAGGCACCACCGTTCAACGCAGCCATTGAGGTGCGTAAGTTCATACGCAACTCTGACGTGATAGGTGACATCACAGCAGTCGTTGCTGGTACAGGGTTGTCGGGCGGTGGCACTCAAGGTGATGTGACGCTTAACCTAGCCTCCGTGCCTGTATCGGTGGGTATCACTACCACAGTTACAGCAGCGTCTATGACGGCTACGGTTAACACGCACGTTTACGTTAGTGCCGCTGGGCGAACTATCACACTCCCCGCCTCACCGACTATAGGTCAACGAGTCCTGATTACGGTAGGTAACTTCACTAATACGGTGGTAGGACGTAACGGGTCGAAGATAATGAGCAGTGCGTCTGACTTCACAATGAACGCGGCGTATCTCTCCATACAATTCATATACACAGATGCAACTCAAGGGTGGGTAATGTCATGAGCAACTTTACAGATTTTATTAGCGGTGGTGGTGGCTCTGCGTCATTCCCTACAATCTTTTTAAGTAAGTCACAGACTTGGGTTCCGCCTCAAGACGGCAACATAATGATCCACGTCATTGGCGCTGGCGGTAGTGGCTCTAGTGGTAATACTGCGAGCGTAAGTGGTGGGGGTGCTGGGGGTTACTGTAGAAAAAACTCTTTAGCCGTTACAACCTCTGGATCTTTTACAGTAGTCGTTGGCGCTGGTGGAGCGCAGGTTACAGGTGAAACTGCGGGTAATAATGGAGGCAATAGCACTGTTGCTGGAACTGGTTTATCCAGCACATTAACAGCTAATGGAGGCGTCGGTGGGGAAGCAGGTACAGGTGCCGTTTCTGGTGGCACCGCCGCGAATGGCGACGTAAATAATACTGGCGGTGGCAGTGTCAAAGGCAAGGGTGGCGGCGCTGTAGGGATAACAGGCACAGGGAACACAGGTGGACAAACTGCAACTGACATGAACATTTATGGTGGAGATTGTGACGTTGTAGGAGATTTTTGGTCTTCAACATTAGGACAGTTGGCGGGTGGGATTGGTGGTATTGGTATAAGTTATAATTATGCAACCACAACTTTTTCTGATATGCGTATTAACGGAGGGCCGCTAGCTGGCGGAGGATCTGCGTCTCAGACCCAGACTGGTTCAGGATTAGTTACGTCTACAACGGGGGGTCATGGAGGCATTGGCGGTGGTGGTGGTGGCGCTAGAAATCCAACCTCAAACACTTATGTTCGATCTGGTCGTGGCGGCGAAGGTATTGTTGTCATCCAGTACATACCGTAAGGAGATTTAAGTGAAATACAATATTAAAGATGCTGACGGTAACATCACAAATACCATCATTGCTGACGCTGACTTCGTTGAGGCTAACTTTGACCACTATGAAGTGTGGGTAGCCCCTACACCCGCAACTCCTACGGCGGAAGAAGCCGCAAGGATGTGGCGTGATGGAGAGCTAGAGGCTACAGACTACATCGTACCTCTGTCTGACCATCCGCAACGAGCAGCGTACATGACGTACAGAACCGCGTTACGGGATTGGCCTAGCACGTCAAACTTCCCAAGCACTCGTCCAGAATTAGGAGCGTAAAATGGCTTTAACAAAAGCACACAACCGGCTTGTATCTGGATCAACGAAAAACGTCGTTGACTACGGTGCAACTGGTGACGGCAGTACGGATGACACCACTGCTATACAGGCATCTATCACGTCTACCTACGGTGACGAGGTAAGCACTGGTAATACCTTGAACCTCCCTCGCGGTGTGTTTAAGACTAGTGCCACTGTAGAGGTCAACAACAGCGGTCAAACGTACAACGTAGACAACATCACCCTGAAGGGAGCGGGGCGGCAGAGCACTGTCATCGACACCGCTGCGGCTACATCAGGGCCGGGCATTGAGTTGGTTAAGGGTATCTTCAACAACATCTCTGACCTGACGGTATTAAACGCTACAACATCTGGCATCAACATAGAGTCTGTTGGCAACTCGTTTGCTTCCAACCGTAATAGCTTTGACAAGGTGCAGGTGAAGTCTAGCGGCACTGACGGCTTTGCGTTTGAGCGATCCTACTTAGGCAAGGTATCGGGCTGCAACTCGGAGGAGAACGCGCAAAACGGGTTCTATCATAACTTCGAGATCCACACGTCATGGACGCTGGACAACAACTACGGCAGGTTGAACGGTACGCCTAGTGATGTGACGGATACAATCACCGCTACTGGTGGTCAGACTGTCTTCGCTTATACGTTCCCAACTACAGCGAATGGCGACATTACTGTCTATAACTCTACGCTGAATCCGGCATTAGACACACCGTTGGTGCAGGGCGCTGATTACAACGTGACTACCTTGGGCGCGTCTGGCGGCACTATTACCTTAACGTCTGGCGCTACCGCTGGGCACGTCTACAAGATAACAACGAAGTTCTACTCATACGCTGGGTTCAAGAGCGACTTTAATGTTTACTCGTCTTACATCTCTAACGCAGCGGATGAGAACCGATACGGCTACCACATACTAGGCAATCGTGGTGTGTCGTTTGTTTCTAACGGTGCTGAGTTCAATGCCCGGTCAGGATTCTTTTTTGAGTCTGGGTCTAGTTATGAAGCTAACTGGGTTTCTGGTATAGGCAATACCTGTGGTGGTAACAACAAGCAGAACAACGGTTTTGCAAACCACACTCACGTTAAAGCAGCCGACATTACTACAAACTTTGTTGTTCAGAAGCAGCCTGTATCCTTTTCTACTGGCATTGCTGGCACTTATGACTTCATCGCTACAGGTCAAGGCGCTAAGTTAGTTCTCGAAGATCCGCTGATGCAAAACTCAGGGGCGAGGGCGTTTGATAACGGCTTTATCCAGACGAACTACACTGCACCCAAGCTGATTTACAGCAAGGCGTTCTCTGCATCTGGGGCACAAACACTGACTGCGCTAGACAGTTCGTTGGGCACAAGCAATGACTTCTCAGGCGAGATACTTATTACTGCTTGTAACAGCGCATTCGGAACGACGGGGTCTATCGGCTCGGCCATCTACAAGCTGCTGATTAGCAAGACTGCCGTAGCTGGTGAGCAAGTTGTTGAGATTGCCAAGCTAGGATTGGTGTCAGGATCTGCCGCTAACCACCCCTCGTTTACATTTACTGTATCGTCAGGGAATCTTGTGGCTACGCCCGTTGGCTCTACTGCTGGCAGCTTCTGGTTCGCGCTAGAGAAGGTCGGCGGCAACTTCATTTTTGAATAAGGACTGACTATGAGTTTTTCACAGGAAGATCTACGTCCTATTGGTGGCTCTGCTGACGGCAGGGTCACATGGGAATACACGACTGATAGCACCCCGAGTGAGGTGGCTAGTGAGGCTAACTACTTCGGTGCCGCATCTAGCCTGCTGTCGGTAGGTGACACGCTGTTCATCAGGTCAGGACAACCGCTCGGTATGAGCGCGGTTATAACGCAAAGCGACGGTGACCAAGTTCAACTTGGGTCTGTTGCAGAAATCACAATTTAGAGAGGTTCAAGATGGGTAATCCATTCAGAGGTGTAGACGGTCAGTTAAACGGTAGCGTCTACGACATGGTTCCGGTTACACCGGCAAACGGGTCAGACAACGTAGGCACTGGTAACATTGCTATTGGTCTATACATTACGGGTGAGGGTAACGTCTCGTTCCACACTAAAGACGGTGTGACTCGGACTGTGGCTGTACCTGATAATTTCTATCTGATCTGCTCGGTGAAGCGAGTCCTCAGTACAGGGACTACTGCCACCGGCATCCATGCAATGGTGGTCTAAATGCTAAGTGCTAACGTAAGCGCGTTCTCTATGCGTAAAGCTGTAGGTGCTGGGGGCGGCCCAGTTCCTTACGTCTTAGAGGTATACGCCATAGCTGGCGGTGGAGTGGGGGCTACTTGGTATTATGCTTCTGGCGGCGGTGCCGCTGGCCAATACTTAACAGGCACAGTAACGGAACCACCGGCGGGTTTGAATTACACCGTCTACATAGGCGGTGGCTCTTCAGCACAAAACTCAAACTATAATCAGGGTGCCACAGGAGGCGGTACTTATTTTTATCGCTCTTCTGGGGGTTCTACGCTTGAATTGTATGCATTCGGTGGTGGCGGCGGCGCCATTAATCAGCCCTCCTCGTCAGGCGCAGGCGGCGGCGGTGGTGGTGGCGGTAGGGGTAACTCAGCGTGGCCCGGGTTGGTGCATTCAAATGGTTACTATGGCGGTGATGGAAATTTAGGCGGCGCATACAATGGCGGTGGCGGGGCTGGCACAGGCGGTGATGGCGTAGATGCTGGGAATGTGGAGCTAGTTGGCGCTGCTGGTGGGCCGGGGTATACATGGCTTGACGGCGTGACCCGTGGTGGAGGTGGCGGTGGCGCTACCGGAAAAAGATCTAACGTCGAAGCTGGGAATAACGCTGGCGCTGGTGGTTCAGGCGGCGGCGGTAAGGGTGCATCGGTAACTTGGACTTATAAAGTTAACGGAACTAACGCAACGGTGAATACTGGATCTGGTGGAGGTGGTGGAGGTCGAACCCTTAACACTTACAGCGTAGTGGGTATGCCGGGTAACGGCGCTTCAGGTGTAGCGATTGTTAGATACCAAGGAGGGCAACGGGGCACAGGCGGAACCATTACATCCTCTGGGGGTTACACCTACCATACGTTCACTTCTAGTGGCACGTTTACTACGGCATAGGATAAGTCATGGCGCATTTTGCAAAAGTAGTTGATGGTATTGTTGAGAACGTGATTGTTGCCGAGCAAGAGTTTGTTGACACTCAGGAAGGGACTTGGGTGCAGACCTCTTACAATACTCGCGAGGGTGTTCATCTGGGTCAGGACTTAGAGCCTGATGGCGGCGTGGCTTTACGCAAAAACTACGCTGGTATTGGGTTTACATACGACCCAGTGCGTGACGCATTTATCCCTCCCAAGCCCTTTCCTAGCTGGGTATTGGATGAAGACACTTGCTGTTGGAATCCTCCTGTACCTTATCCAGATGACGAATCGAGCGATAGTATTTATGAGTGGGATGAAGATAACGGTCAATGGGTAGAAATAGGAGACTGACATGGAATACATAATACTGGCCTTTAACATAGTGACGGCTGCTATAGCTATAGCATCGGTCATCTGTGCAACCACGACTGCACCACAAGATAAGCCGTGGGCAATCACGGCGTACAAGATCCTGAACAAGATCGCGTTCAACAATGAGTGAGAGCTTGCTTGATAGGATCGGTGTGTCTGGTTACAACAAACCAAAGAGGACACCGAAGCATCCGACCAAGTCGCACGTCGTTGTGGCTAAAGAGGGTGATAAGGTCAAGACCATCCGTTACGGTCAGCAAGGTGTAAGCGGCTCCCCTCCCAGCAAGAGTGAGTCTGAATCGGCAAGAAACAGGCGTGCATCGTTCAAGGCGAGACACGCAAGGAACATCCGCAAGGGCAAGATGTCTGCGGCATACTGGGCTAACAGGACGAAATGGACATGAAGAAACCTAAGAAGGGTTTGTACTACAACATTATGAAGAAGCGTGAGCGTATTGCTGGCGGGTCTGGCGAGCGCATGCGTAAACCCGGCACTGCTGGAGCGCCCACGGCGAAAGCGTTTAAGGACTCGGCTAAGACAGCGAGAAGTTAATGGACATGAACACGGCCTTCGATGTAGTTCTTGGTGGGCTGATGCTATTGGCTGGTTTCTTTATGAAGATTTTCTGGGACATGCTACAAGGTACGCGCAGGGAACTGTACGACATGGAGCGTAGATCGACCGAGACATATGTACGCCGCGATGACTATCGGGTAGACATGGCTGAACTACGGGATATGTTTAATCGAATCATGCTCAAGCTGGACGAGAAGGCAGACAAGTGAGCTTCTTCAATGCCATAGGGCCGATTGCCGATCTGGGCAGAACGTGGATCGAAGGCAAGGTTGCCAAGACTAAAGCAAAGGCTGAGGCTGAAGCTGCGGTTATGATCAACCAATCGAAGAGCGCGGCTGATTGGGAAACCGCTATGGCTAGGGCTAGCAATACTAGCTGGAAAGACGAGTGGATCACCATTCTGTTTTCCATCCCATTGGTTCTAGCATTCGTACCCTCGGCTGTACCGTATGTCCGTGAGGGCTTTGCAGTTCTAGCGACCATGCCGCAGTGGTACCAGTACGGGTTGTCCGTGATCATCGCTGCATCCTTCGGTGTGAGGGGCGCGATAGGAATAATGAACAAGGTTAAGAAGTGATGGACTACCTCTACTTCAAGCGTGAAGACTTCGACTGCCAAGAGACCGGCGAGAATGAGATGGACTCGGAGTTTATACGCAGGGTCGATGAGCTACGCTCTGCTGTTGGTAGACCGCTGTACATCACGTCTGGATACCGCTCTCCCCGTCATAGTTTAGAGGCTAAGAAGTCAAAGCCGGGTACCCATGCACAGGGTATTGCTTGTGACATCGCAGTAGCTAATGGCGTGGAACGTAGGCAGTTAGTTAAACAGGCGTTTTACCTTGGATTCCGAGGCATAGGCGTAGCCAAGACATTCGTTCACGTTGATATGCGCGAGACAGAACCTGTGTTATGGGTTTACTAAGGAATGGTTCTTGAGCTAGGGGCTATCATCAGTGGCCTTAACATGGCCGCCTCTGCTCTAAACAAAACGGCTCAAGCAACTCAAGACCTCAGCCAGATCAGTGGCTACCTATCCGCACTAGCCGAGGGTCAGCACGATCTACAAAGACTACAAAACACCAAGACACTCAGCGCAGCCGATGCTGTCAAAGCGCAGTTAGCGAAGAAGGAAGCTGACGATGCGTTAGCACAAGTGCGCGAGGCATTCCTTTATTCGGGCAACGGTCAGTTGTGGGACGATGCGATGAAGGCAATGGCCGAGGCTCGCAAGGCTAGGGCTGCTGAGATCCGCCAGTTGGAGTTGGCTAGAAAGCGCAGGAAGAAAGAGCTAACCCAGCTAGCCATTGTCATCGCTGTCTCTGTTGGCCTCATCCCCATCGCTATCATGCTCGCTATCTGGCTGATCTTCCAGATATGAAGCCGCTGTTAGGGAGTGTGGTTTGCGTGGCAGCTATGATCGCCGGTATCTTCGTGGCTGTCTGGTTCGCCTCGATATTGTTTTAGGCTAGGTTCGTCGGCGCAGGCCACGATGTCCGCTTAACTAGCAGGTGAATCTTGTAGCGTGTCACCTTCAGTTCGTCCGCAATCCACCGAGTGGTCTTTTTTTGACGTTGCCATTCCCATATCTGCCGCTTGGTTGCCTCACTGAACGGGGCGCTGACGTTGGCTAACCTGTAATCGAGATACTCACGCTGCAGTCTTTCTTGCGCTTTGATGGCTTTGTAAAACAAGTCTACCGGCTCGTCTTGAAGTTCGTGTGTCTCTCGTGGCACTTCTTGCATCGGCGCTGGCTACCCTTGGTCATCTCCGCTGTGGGGAATAGGTTCTTACAATTCAGGCAGACGTTCAAGTCGCGTGGCACATTCGATGGTAGCTGCTGAATCTCACCACCGTTGGCTAAGAATTCTTTGAGTGCGTCGTTCATCGGTTTTCCTTTTGGACAATGGCAAAGCCTACGTTTCCTAGCTTAGATTTAATGGGGAACTGCGGGCCGAGCATGTCATCAACCCGGTCAACCTCTTGTTTAATCCACGACGGAAGAGGGTCAGGACACGGCACTGGCTTACCGTTGTACTCCACGCCATGCTTGTGCTCGAGGTAGCGCGTAGCTATCTCTTCGTTAATGCTGGTGCCGTTGGTCTTGCCTTCGTTGCCCTCACTCTTTGATGTACTGAGTGCGGTGATCTGCGCCCGTATGTCCTTGGGTGTTGGGAAGTGGTCTAGCTTCTCGACCAACAAGCCCATCGCTTCTTGCATGAGGGCGGGGCTGTCACGGCAGAATGCTTTGTAATGTACTTCGCCCAACCCGTCCGGCCAGTCCCGTTTCTTGAACGGGTGAAGCTGGAAGAATGGTTTATACAGCCGCGTGAAGTCTTCTTTCTCAATCATGTCTTTCCTTAGTTAAGTGCGCCAGTTGATGGTGTTGATGTGTGAATCAATGCGGGCACAAGCACACCATCTGATTCTCATATCCCTTACGGGAGGCTGACGCTGGCGCTCGCCTGCCCGGAAAGTTTCCCGCCACACAATAGAATCAGAAAGGTATATCCTCGTCCAGAGATTCAAACGGATTCGACTTGGCTGGCTGCGCTGGCTGCGGAGCCTGCTGTCCTTTCTTGCCGCGATTCACGTCAGCAAATAATTCACCTTTCTGGTTGAGCTTCACCTCTAAATTAATCCAGCCGTTGTCGGTCTCTGTGCTTTGCAGCCAAGGCATCAGTTGTTCCCTGTTAATGTTAATACGAAATTTCACCCAATCCGGCGAATTAGGCCAAGGCTCCTTGACGTATAGGCCGTTTGCGAATTCGCGTTTTTTATCGCTCATAAATACCTCAAAATAATTGTGGTGAGTGCGGCGGTGCCTGCCGCGATGGCTGCGATCATCGTGATCGCTGTTGAATCTAACTGTGTAAGTCCCTCAGAAGGGGGTAATTCTGCGATCTCAGGGGTTTTCTCCACAGCGGGAGGGGTTGGTACAGGGTCGGAGACAATCACGTTCTCATCAAACCCCACGACCACAAACTTCTTCGGGTTGCGCTCTGAGCGCACAAGCTGATTCCGCTGCACCATGTTGCTGAGGGTTTTCAGCACTTGGTCTTTTGACATCCGCACACTGCGCTGCCTCAATCGGGCGTGAATGCCGCTGTAGGCGAGTGGCCCGTCCGCCTTCACGATTGTATAGATCTCTTTCGAGAATCCGTGTTTGGGTTTCATTGCTGGTTCTCCTTCACAGTTTTCTTTATGTATGTTCGGGTCTGGCTTCCAATCAGTGACCACGTCGCCACGGTTCGTTCCTGATCGGTCACAAGGCTGGCCCAGATCTCTAGGATTTTTTCTTTGTTCTCGCTCTGTACTGCCTGCGCGAGTTCGTTTGCCAACATCTTGTCTGCTTCGTTAGGTACGGTGGCTGGATCTTCTGACTGAACGTCAGCCATAACGCCACGGCGCTTGTCGAATTGCTCGGGTGTCATGCCCGAGTCTGAGTACAAGTACCGAGCGATACCGAAGGACACAGCGGCGCGTTTGAATGCGTCACTGAAACCGCCTTTGTCGCCTTCGATTGAGGTCTCACCGGCACCATCTGACTTGGCTATCCACTCCCCATCTATTTTCACAGAGAGGGTGCAGCAGTAATTACCGCAGACTTCCGAGAAATGTGTCTGCCAGTTCTCCGTACCAACGACTTCGTCCAATCGGTTCTGGACTTGGCGGGCATCAACGTAAGACAGCATCTTACCGCCCGGCCCTTTACGTTCTTTCACTTCTCCTTTAGCCCACGGCCTACTGAGCGCGTGGTAGATTTCACTTGCTGACATGTTCAATCAACTCCTTCAACTTTTTATGCATAAACTCTCGTCGTTCTTGCGTGCCGCGTGGGATGTCGCATTCCTCTATTTCTTTTTGGACGTCTTCGCCGGTGCGCTTAGGTACCAACTCATCGTCCGGCCCAAGATCGTCGTGGAACATTTCTGATTTTACTCTGCCCATCACAGTACCTCCGTCACGACACCGATCACTCGACGGCGTTCAATGATGAAGTATTGACCGGCTGGGTTGCCGTTAATAACGTCGGCATCTTCCAGCCCACCCTGCACGTCTGACTCTTCGCCGTTATGGGGATGCTGACTAACCTCCAGACCGCATTCGTTGCGAAGCAGATCGACAAGCCGATCCATCTCATCGCGGGTGTCGGCGATCAATCCGCTGTCAAACGACAGGTACTCGTCCATGCCGAACCAATGCAGGTTGAACTGCGTGTCGTTGTCATCCACTTCATCCATCTGGTGAACGTGGTCATCGTCACCCCACATGCGTTGGAAGTTGGGGTCGGCTGAAATCGGTCTATCTGGTACGTCGTACATATCGTTTTCCTCTGTTGTTGAAGCGTTATTAAACGTGAACCTTTTAAGCATATCAAGCTTTTAATCGAATTATTTTCAGTGTACTGTTGGCAGTCAACAGGAGAATGAAATGAATCCAGAAGTATTTGAAAGGTTAAGAGTGAAGGCTGGCGGTGTGAGCGCGTTGGCTCGGGCCATGCACACATATCCACAGCAGATTCAACATTGGCGGCGTAGTGGGGTACCATCTATACACGTGGTTAAATTGTGCCAAGTGTCTGATGGCGAAGTGCAACCTTACGATTTGCGACCGGACATCTTTTTAGAAGGCTGGACGGTTTAAGTTTGTGGTCGGCCCTCTTCCTCTCCTCCTCCCCTGTTGTGAGAGGGTCGGCCCTTTTTTTTTGCTCCACTTCGGTGGCAGAGGCGCGAAAGCGTGCGGGTGGTTGACCCGTTGAGCGAAACGACCAACAAAGACAATTTGACAGAAAGCTGGGCGCTTTAGTGGGAGCGCCAAACGGAACACTCGTAAACGGTGACAAAACCTCCCCCTCTATTTTTAGATAGACAGGGGAGTGGGTCGGGTCTGGGTCAGCCTCCATATACAGGGAAATGATCGAGTGGAAATACAGTCTGTCGATATAAATTTTGTTGGTGGGTCACCAAACCCCACTAAATGTCACGGCATGTCTAAAGAAAAGGGAGTGAGGGAATGGAAGAAAACAAGATAGATCGCATTCTCAATCGCCTCAGTGAAAGGCTAGGGGAGTGGGAGGAATGGTCACAAATAGCGATAGACAATGAAACAGCGTTTAAGTCTTACACGGCTTTATCAACGAAGACACACATGGACGCGGGGTGTAGCCATGCTAAGGCACAGGTCGAAGTCCAAGCCACACCCGAATGGTCAGCACACTTCAAAGCAGTTGCAGAATCAAACCTCCGAGTAGAGATGGCAAAGAAGCAGATGGCTGCGCTGGATCTACAGTTCCGAGCGGAGCAGACAAAGCAAGCCAACCAGCGCCGGATTGTGTAATGCCGAAGAAACAAACCAGTGCAACACTCCGCGCCAAGGCATTGAAGACCCTGCAAAAACTTGCAAGAATCAGTGCAGCCGATGACTCAGGGTTCGCGGCTTGCGTGTCGTGTGGCAAGATCCAACACTATAAAGAGCTAGACGGCGGCCACTTTATCCCCAAGGGTTCGTCATCGAGGTGGGCGCTGGAGGAACAGAATGTGCATCCTCAGTGCCGGGGCTGTAACGGGTTCGGCATGAAGCACGGGAGCGCAGAGGCGCAATACACGATCTGGATGATTGATTGGTATGGCAAAGACGCAGTCGAGCACATGCTGGCAACGAAGAAAGACTCGGTAAAGTTTTATGTTTCGGACTACCGCGAGATGATTTCAGACTGGGAAGAACAGATTAAAGCGCATGAGCGCAGGGTGTGCGGGTGAGGTCGCCAAGGTCTGTGGCTGCTGACATGGTCAAGGCAATGGACGCTGCGATGAAAGAGGTGTGGGATGCGGAGCCGAAGCGAGAGAGAGACGACGGATTAAAACGGCAGGTTTTTGCACACGTCTCCAACAACTACGCGAGGCGTGGGGGATTACTCGATGGCCAAAAATAAGCTCCCGCAAGATAATGAAGTGTTTGCGACCGAGTTCTCATCAATCGGCGCTCAAGGCATGGCGAGCCGGTATGATGTAGGTATCAGGAACGTATTCCATCGACGGCGCAGGGCAGAAGAGGCGCTTGGCCGGAGCATCTCAGTCCCCGCTCATCTGTCGAGGGACAAAACACCACGCCCGTCAGTGCGTCAGACCTTGAAGGTCGAGAAGGATATGACGATCCTCGTTGGATCAGACGCGCACTATGAAATCAACACAGTCACCACCGCACACTTAGCCTTCGTTGAGTTGGCAAAACAGCTACAGCCTGACGTGATCGTCCTGAATGGCGACCTGCTGGACGGCGCAAGCATTAGTCGCCACGCTCCACTAGGGTGGGAGGAGAGGCCGACAGTCGAGCAGGAACTGAATGCTGTCCACCAACGGCTGGAAGAGATCGAGAAGGCTTCGCCTAGTTCAAAACGCTACTGGGTGATGGGTAACCACGACTCTCGGTTCGACATGAAGCTGGCTGACGCTTTGCCACAGTACAAAGGGGTGCCGGGATTCACGCTACGCGAGCAGTTCCCCGCGTGGATATTCTCAATCAGTCTATGGATTGAGGGTGCGGAGCGGCCAATCATGATACGTCACAAGCCAATCGGCGCGGGCATTACCGGCGGACACAGAACGACTTTGATGTCGGGCACGCACACGGTCACCGGCCATACCCATCACCAAGAAGCTAAGGCGTTCACTGATTACACCGGCACTAGACTGGGCATACAGTTGGGCACGATGGCAGAGCCTAGCCAGCCGTCGTTCGATTACACTCAAGATGCTCCGCTCAACTGGAGCAGCGGGTTTGCGCTGTTGTCGATAAAAAAGAATTGGTTGTTACAGCCTGAGTTCGTGCGAATTCACTCCCAGCACGAGGCCGGTGAATACGAGTGGCGCGGGGAGATCCACAGGGTAGACTACGAATGATGAAGGAGATAGAACCATCGGCCTACATCGTAGCCAATCAACTCAACTTCCTGAGCGGGAGGGTGGTTCAGTTGCTCACGGAATACGCTAGAACCAAAGACATCAAGCTGTTGGAAGAAGCCTGTAATGACCTTGCCACATTGACAGCGAGGGAAAGATTCATAGAGGAGCGATTCGATGCCTAACGTCACAATCGAGAATCTGAGCGATAATTCCCAAGTGACTGTCATAATTACTGAGCTGGTGGACATCGACGATCCCAACCCACCGGCAGAGAAGCCGGAGGATCAGGACAAAGAGAATGTGTGGCTGGTCAGCAAGCAGGCCGCAGATTAAGGTAGTCCCCGTGGACACCATCGCAGACCGATTGAATGTAGATTGCCTCTTCGTGCAGCGCGTCCTGATAGTCCTGCTCAGAGACGCAAGAGATCAGAACAACCAGCAGTAGGGCGAGGGGGTATCGTAGTTTCATTTTTTCTCCTTGACTGATTCAACATGACTCATGTGATCCCCTATATGTCTTGCCGCACGATGCCTGTGGTGTGCCATTCGTTTAAGGCATTATGCAAACTATCGTCGAGCGTCCCAGCGCCAGCGGCGGAGCACCACGTCACCAGAAACTCTTTCATGGTCTCGTCGGTTTCGATGTCATCCATATAAGCGCGGATGACCTTGGGGTCAACGTCAATCGTGAAGTCTATTCGTACTTTCATACTTCCTCCCCGGGCCGCTTACGCGGCCTCCTCTCGGTTTCGTTTTTCTTGGCCTAGCCGGTTGCGAAGCACCATGCACTGACCAGCGAGTGCGGTGCGTACTTTGCGATGTTCGTGACCAATTGCTACTGCTGCTGCCTGATCAAAACCATCCTCAGCAAACCATGCCAGTTGGATCATGACTTTAACCTGCTCGTCGGTGAGGTTGCTCAAGTCCATTTCTGCAATTGCGTTGTTCAGTTCCATATCCGTTCTCCGTTGTTGTTGAAGCCATTATAAAATTAACTTTTCATAGATGTCAACAACAAGAAATAAGGTATAATTCCATTGCTATCCGTTAATCAATCTGGTATTTGGCGAGACATGGCGAAGAAAAAAGACCTCAGAGGCAGTCTGTCAAAGACTGATCAGCAACGACATTGGCCGGAGTTGTTCGGTGGTAAAGGCTCGCGTCCAAGAATCGCTGGGCGACTGAACAACAACTCACCTGCCTATCAAGATGGGTGGGAGCGCATCTTTGGGGGGAAGACAGATGGGACGAACTAGGGCGATGGAGAACCGAGCCATAAGGCAAGAGGCTCTTAGGGAGCAACTTTCCAAGCAGAAGCACATCGAGCAAGTCGTTGATATTGCTACCAAATTAGGCGATCTGGATAACGAATTAGACCCAGCCACGGCTAGTAGGCTAAAGGCATCAGCGGAGATCCGCTTGAAGCTCATTGGCAAATACTTGGGAGACGTGAGGGCCGTGGAATTGAGCGGTTCCGAAGGTGGCGACTTGGTGATTGCAGTGCAGAGAAAGCGATTCGATGGCGACGATTGAGTACGTCATGAAACCGCAGGGGAGAGTGCTGGAGGAGTTTGCCGATTGTCGGTCACGCAACTCATTCATCATGGGGCCGTTGGGTTCTGGTAAGACCGTCCAAGTGATCCTCAAGTTTCTTGAGTTGATGTGCGAGCAGGCACCGGTGACGCAGAAGGCGCACCCAAACCACGGGGTGAGGTTAAGTAGGATCATTGCTGCGCGGAACACCTATAGCGAGTTGTTCTCGACCACCATCAAGGATTGGTTGGAGGTGCATGGAGACTTGGGTGAGTTCAAGCAAGGCAACAAGGAACCGCCCACCCACAAGATTGAGTTCAAGTTGGAGGATGGAACGACGGTACGCAGCGAGGTCATCTTCATTGCGTTCGACAGACCTGATCACGTCAAGAAAGCACGAGGCATTCAGACAACTTGGGCATGGCTGAACGAAGCCAAGGAACACAGCAAGAGCGTGGTGGACATGCTCGACCTGCGATGTGGCCGGTATCCCTCAATGAAAGAGGGCGTGAGACCTACACATTACGGGATGATCGGTGACAGCAACGCACCAGACGAAGACCACTGGTATTACAAGCTGGCAGAAGAAGACCGGCCAGAGGGTTGGATGTTTCACCGGCAACCGGGTGGGGTGTATCGAGAGGGTGACGGCTGGTACCTGAACGAGAGCGCGGAGAACCTGCACAACCTGCCTGAGGACTACTATGGTCGAGGCTTGCAGGGTAAGACAGATGATTGGATCAAGGTTAACTTGGCGAACGAGTACGGCTTTGTCTCAAGCGGCAAGCCAGTGCATCCGCTGTACACTGACTCGATACATTGCACAGGCGATAGCTACGAGCCGAACAGCGATACACCCGTTGTGCTCGGCTTTGACTTCGGGCGGACACCAGCGTGTGCCTTCGTTCAGCGTGATGCGCTCGGTCGGTGGGTGTGCTTCGATGAGTTCTGCATGACTGACAGCGGGGCGGTGGACTTCGCACCAACACTGAAGCGATACATCGACGCCAACTATCCGAAGTTCAAGTTCCGTGGGTGGGGTGATCCGTCCGGTGACAACAAGAACCAAGCCAATGCTGACACACCGTTCAAGATCATGCGTGCTGCTGGGATACCCTGCACTCCCACCCTCACGAATGACCCCGCGTTGCGTAGAGCGGCGCTCGAATTGCCGATGAAAGAGTTGTGCATGGATGGCAAGCCTAGGTTCCTGATCAGTCCCAAGGCAAAGATGATACGCAAGGGCTTGCAGGGCGGCTTCTCTTACCGTCGCATCCAAGTGTCGGGCGACAAATACACTGATGAGCCGGACAAGAACGAGTACAGCCACCCGGTAGAGGCGTTGGAGTACGCACTACAAGGCGAGGGTGAGGGTCGTCAGGCGATAAGCACACAGCACATCCACCGAGCACCACGAACAGCGAAGGTTCAGTTCAATGTCTTCGGGTAACGTTTACGCTGTGTTCACTGCGGCACGACACCACTGGTGGTCACCTCTATTGCATCCGTTATACCAACATTGTTACTTGTTGAAGGCTGACGCAGGCCGGTGGATTGTCTACGGCAAGACATCAGAGGGGCTGGATCTGATGACGTTGGATGAGTTCAGCGCATCGGAAGGGAATGTGATCGTGGCCAAAGCCAAGGTGCGCGATAATCAGAGAAGTTTATTTATGCTCAACACCTGTGTCGGGCATATCAAGCAGGCGATTGGAATACGCAACCCGTTCATCCTTACGCCGTATCAATTGTACAAACACTTAACGAGGTGATTTATGGGCGCACTAAGACCAAAGAAACCAGAGCCACAGGCTCGAGAGATGGCGTTGGAAGCACGTCAGGAGAAGGCGTTAGACGAGGAGATCGAGGAAACCGAGGGGCGCTTGCGGGCACAACGACGTGGGCAACTAGGCACACGTTCACTGTTGGCAGGGGCACCGGCAAGTCGTAAGGCTGCGGCTTCGGGCATGGGTAGAGGCAAGGCGAGCAAGGCATCAATGCCATCTGCAGCACAACGCGCAAGCATCCTGAGCGGCATCAACGTGCGGGGCATCGCATGAAGTCGCCCAAGTACCTTGGCTCCGTTAAGGACATGAAGCGCAGAGAGAAGCGGGCGTTTGACACCGAGGGCATGTGGCACGACCAGATGTCCGACGTGTACGAATACTTCCTACCTCAGCGCAACCTGTTCGAGACGCAGAACACGGGTCAGAAGAAGATGGATCGCATATTCGATTCAACCTCCCTCACCGCCATTCAACAGGCTGCTAGCAAGTTGCAAGAAAACATCGCACCGATCCAAGCGAGATGGGCTGCATTCCAACCCAGCAACGAGGTCTTGGAGCTACTCGAGCAAGGTGACGTGGGTGTCACTGAGCAACAGGTGCGCGAGAACCTCGACAAGCAGGGCGCTATAGTCTTTGACTACATCAATCGCAGTAACTTTGGCACTCAGTTCTATGAGGCTGCGCTGGATCTGCTGATCGGTACAGCAACGCTCCGCATTGACGAGACCGATGACGATATGAACCCCGTTGTCTTCCACTGCATACCTCAAAAGGGTATCGCGTTTGAGGAAGGGCCGTTTGGTAACATTGAGACGCACTGGCGCAGGTTCAGTGTGAAGGCTCGTTTGCTTGAGCGAATGTGGCGTGGCGTTGAAGTGTCGCAGACTGTACGCGCAATCATCGAGAACTCCCCCGATGCTGACCTTAAAGTGTGTGAGGGTGTGGTATTCGAGCCGAAAGCGAAACGGTACTACGGCTGTCTGTGGGTGAACGACGAAGATAGGTTCTCATGGATCGAGGACTTCGGTGAGACATCGCCTTGGGTCACTGGTCGCTACACAAAGGTAGCCGGTGAAGTGCGTGGTCGCGGGCCTGCAATGCAGTGTCTGCCCGATGTACGCAGTCTGAACAAGGCCAAAGAGTTTGTCTTGCAGAAGGCGGCTATCGACTTGGCCGGTATGTACACAGCCACCGATGACGGTGTGACCAACCCGTACAACCTGACCATAGCGCCGGGCGTTGTCATCCCTGTTGGATCGAACAACACCAGCAACCCGTCGATCATGCGTCTGGACACAGGAACGAACCTTGGACTCGCACAGTTTGAGATCACCGAGCTACAGAATGCTATCAAACTGGCGCTGTTCAACGACCTGCGCGACCCTGCTGGGCCTGTCCGTACTGCCACCGAGATCGCTATCGAGAGTCGAGAACTAGCGAAGCGCATCGGTTCTGCATTCGGACGGCTACAGACAGAGGTGTTGATACCTATCCTCAAGAGGGTGGTGTCGATCCTGACCCGTCGCGGTCTGATTATGCCGATTGAGTTGGACGGCAAGGACGTGGAAGTAAAGTTCACATCCCCCCTCGCCCGTGCTCAGGATGGTGAGGACTTGTTATCGCTACAACAAGCGGTGCAGTTCGTCGCTGCTAACGCTGGGCCTGACCTGATTGCTACGTCATTCAAGATTGAGGACTTCGGCAGCTACGTTGCTGAGAAGACCGGCATGTCATCCCAGTTAGTTCGTAGCGATACGGAGAAGCAACAGGCTATTGAAGCCGGAGCGCAGCAGGAAATGGCTCAACAACAGGCCCAGATGCCCCCACAACAGCCCCAGTTGCAGGCGGTTGAATGACTTGGCAAAGCATAGAGGGTAGCAATGAGGACGCTCACAAGGCCGCTGCGGAGGCCAGAGAGCGTTTCTCTGAATTAACGAAGGCGTACAGCCGGTGTTTCGCTACCGAAGACGGGCAAAAGGTGGTGGAGGATCTGACTAGGAAGTTCCTGTTAGACAACTCCACTGACCTTGGGGCGCGGAACGTAGAGTACGAGGCTGCATATCACAACGGTGAGGCGGGGGTCATTAGGATGATCGTCCACTACATCCAACAAGCGGAGAAAGTATGAGCGAAGTGGAAGAAGTCGAAGAACTGGAAGAAGTGAAGCCCAAGAAGCGGGCAACCAAGAGCAAGATCGAGGTGGTATGCGCTGAACCCGACTACCTGAAGAAGATCAAGTTTGATATGGGCTGGCTGCAGAAGGTAGGCACCCAGTACGGGATTGATAAGTTCGAGTACATACACAAATTCAGGGCGTTTCGTTGCTACAAGTCTGGTCAACACGTTGATTGGATAGACGTAAACGATCTCGCACTGTTAAACGGTGAGCGGAGA